AGCTATGGCTCAGCAGGAGCCACAGGAGGCTCTGGTAATAACTATGGTGCTGGCGCTGGTGGTGGTGCTGCTGGCGGAGCAGTTACTGGTAACAGTAACATTACATGGATTGCAACAGGTACACGTAACGGAGGAATTTCATAATGGACTATCAGATTATTCGCGCAACGCCGGAAATTGGGCAAATTGAAGTTCTCTACAAAGAGGGCGAAAAGCCTATGGGTATGTACGCTATCGACGTTCCGGTTGTTGATGGTGTGTTTTTGACAGGCACCGCGCTACACGAGGAGATCATGCACCGCGCTCCAACTTGGGCAACACAACGGGAGCAAGAGGTGGCTTCGGCTACTGGCTTCGATCAAATCGTTGCACTCGTACAGGAATTACCAGTTGAAACACCGGACCCAGAAGCAGCAGCAAACGCTGCTATGTGGGAGCAAGTTCAGTTTGAGAAGCGAACAGCCAAGGCGCTTGTCAAGTTTGGAGTGTTACCTTCGGACCCAACTGAGATTGGTACTACACAGTTATGAGTTACCCAGAAACAACAATGAGCTGCGTTTCGAATCTTTGGGTTCGAATGATGCACTTTGTTAAAGCTGGTGATCGCAACGAAGGTCACGTACACAACTTTGATCACATCACACTGCTATCCAAAGGAAGTGTAGAGGTAGATGTTGAGGGCAATAAGACAATTTTTAAAGCTCCACATTTAATCTACATTGCTAAAGGTAAGCGCCATTTTTTGACTGCGTTAGAGGATAATACTGTTGCCTCATGCTTACATGCTCTACGCACTGGTGAGCGTGAAGAAGATGTACTCGATCCATCTATGATTCCTGTTGGAGTTGAGAACCCCCTAACAGAAGGCTTTGCTAAGCCTCTGTAAACAATAAAAGGTTAAGGATGTCATCAAACTATTCAATCACCCGTGATGAAGTTATTGCACTAGCTTTACGTAAGCTTGGTGTGCTTGAGATTGGTGACACACCTGATGCTGCAACCATTGCCAATGCAAACATGTCTCTCAACCTTCTTATCAAACAGATGAGTACAGAAGGTTTGAAGATCTGGAAAACATCTGAGCTGATTGTTCCACTCATTGCAAACCAAACAAGCTACATCTTGGGTGGAGCTTCTTCTGCTTTGATGTACGACACTCAGAATCCAACAGTGCCAATTACTGATCGACCTTTGAAAGTTATCCAAGGCTGGTATCGTAATCTTGAAGTTACTCCAAACATTGATACACCATTCATGGTTGTATCTAAGAACGAGTACAACACTCTTGGTTCTAAGTTCTCTACAGGTACAGCTAATACTGTGTTCTACGACACCAAGGCGCTGAATGGTATCTTGTATGTGTTCTTGACCCCTGATGCTAATGCTGCTGCAAACCTTGAGTTACATCTTGTAGCTCAGATGCCATTGAATGACATCACTACCTCTAGTCAAATTGCAGACTTCCCTAATGAGTGGATGAACACACTGGTATGGAACCTTGCAGATCAGTTGTCTCTTGAGTATGGTGTTCCTATGAACACTCGCCAAGAAATTACCAACAGGGCTACAGCTTACCGTCAACTTCTCAATGATTGGGATGTTGAAGTGGCTAGTACATTCTTTGCCCCAGACTTTAGATCTAGTAGCAACAACTCTTATTCGAGGTAAGTATGGCTACCGAACGTATCCCGTTAACACAGCCTATTGAATCTCGTAGTGGGTCTTTTGCTAAAGACTCATACTCATCCAACTGTTTCTTTGAAACAAGAGATCAGAAGCGAGAGTTTGTTAAGCGTCCGGGCATTGTCTCTAAGATGCAGGTGGTTACTGTTACTCCCCCTGCCTCTGTAGATAGCCAAGGCTTGTCTAGTCTTGGAAGTTATTTAATTGCTGTCATTGATGACACAGTTTATAAAATAGATCCTAGTACTTGGACTAAGACTACGCTTGGCACTACGTCTACGTCAACTAGCCAAAGCTACTTTGTCAAGACATTTCTAGATGCAGAGCTGTTCTTCCACAACAAAGTAACTCCCTATCTGTTGAACTCTAGCTATGCGTTTGTCTCGTTAGCTAATGACATTGTTCATAAGATTAGCATTGATAACCCCGGTAACAACTACAGTGCTGGCATCACGCTGACATTTTCTTCTGGTACTGCTGCTGCTACTGCAACAGTTACTGGAGGTGTCATTACTGCTGTAGCTATTAGTAACGCTGGTAGTGGGTACTCTTCTGCACCTATTTGTAACATCGTAAAGCCTACTACTCAAACTCCTACTGGAACTGGAACTAGCACTCAATTCACTATTGTGGTGTCTAGTGCTACAGGCATCTATGTGGGCATGGGTGTTACAGGTACTGGTGTTGGTACTAGTGCTAAGGTAACGAGCGTTGTTGGTACAACGGTAACAGTTGATGTAGCTAACTCAGGTGCTGTTAGTGGAACAATTACGTTTACAGACAACGGGACAGGTGGTGTACTTACCCCATCTTTAAATGCAGTTCCTGCTGGACCCTATGTGTCTGGGGTTGCGTATCTCAACAACTATTTGTTCTTAGGAACAACTGGTAACCGTATCTATAACTCTGCTGTTGGTGATCCAACAACTTGGGGAGCTTTAGATTACATAACTTTTGAACAAACTGCTGACAACCTTGTGGGCATTGCTAAGCATTTGAACTACCTTGTTGCGTTTGGTAACGTAAGCACACAGTTCTTTTATGATGCAGGTACTGCTACAGGTTCTCCTCTAGGTGTAGCTCAGAGTTACACCTCTGAGATTGGTTGTGCTTCTGGAGACTCTATTGTCTCTACTAGCAATACTGTTCTTTGGATCGGTACTAGCAAGACCTATGGTCGTTCTGTGTATATCATGGACGGTGTTGCTGCTGTTCGTGTGTCTACGCACAACATTGATAAGCACTTAGCTGCTGACTCATTGTCAGAAGTATCTGCGTATTGCTACACAATCAGTGGGCACACCCTCTACATCTTGACTTTGCATAATACCAACAAGACTTTGGTGTATGACATTAGCGAAAAGATGTGGTACACATGGACCCAGTGGGCTATGGCATCTAACGATCAACCTAACCCCGGTACTTACTACGAATCTTATTTCCGTCCTACGTACTATGCTCAGGTCCAAGGTGTTCCTTACATGCTTGACGATGATACGGCTGAGATCTATGAATTAGATGTAGACGTATACCAAGATGATGGTGAAGATATTTATTGTCGTACAGTTACTGACATCTCTGATAATGGTACTACCAAGCGTAAGTTCTATGGTCGCCTAGAGATCATTGGAGATAAAGTTGAAGGCACGATGCAGATTCGTCACTCAGGTGACGACTACAATACGTGGTCTAGTTACAGAGAGGTAAACCTCAATGCTTCACGTTCTCAAGTCTACCTTAGTGGGGCTGATCGTCGTAGGGCTTGGGAGTTTCTTGTTACTAGTAACTGTCCTCTTCGGTTGGATGCAGCAGAGATTGATTTCCGTATCGGAGAGATGGACCAAGAACAATCAGTAGGTGGTGGAAGGTATCGTAGATGAGCACTGAAATCCTTGACATCTTTTCTAATCCTTCTGCGGAAAAGATAGATGGTTACGAGTCTATGTTGGACAACATGCCTCAGATTGATTTGCAGACTACGCATCACCTTTCAGGTAAAATTTACTCAAGAACAATCTTTATTCCTGCTGGAGTATCTCTAGTAGGTGCAACACATAATAAAGATCACATGAATGTTATGGTCGGTGACATCACTGTCACGACTGATACTGGCATGAAGCGGCTTACTGGATACAACGTGTTTCCAACACAAGCTGGTATGCGTAGAGTAGGTTACGCACATTCTGATACGTACTGGACTACGCTAGTACATACAGAAGAAACAGAGCTAGACAAAATTGAAGAAGACCTAACGCCAGATAGTCATAAATTGCAGACTAGAAAGCTGGCTTTAGAGTCTAAGTCTGTTAACACACTAGAAGGATCTTAATATGTCTATGGTTACTACTGCCGCTGTAGTTGCAACGGCTGCTGGCGTCAACTCATTGACAAACGGGGGCATTACCAATGCTTTAGGTTTTGGTAATGATCCTGTTGGTGGTGGCTCTGGTACTGGAGCACAAAATGCTGCTGATCCTTTTGCTCCTTATCGAGCAAATCTTGGAGCACTGTACGCTGGCGCTATGACTGGTGGACAAACAGATCTAACTCAAATGCCCGGTTATACACAGTTCCAAACTGGTGTGATGGACCCTGCATTAGAAGCTTCTAAACGTAGTGCTGCTGCATCAGGTATGTTGCGCTCTGGTAACGAACAAATTGCTTTAGAAAAGACTGCTGAAAAAGGTTACTACGGCTTTATGACTGATTACTTGAACCGACTGGCTCAAGGTTCTGGTGCTGTCAATAATCCTGCTCAAGCAGCAGCTCTTGGTATTAACCAAGGCAACATGAATGACGCAGCAGTTATGCAAGGCATAGGCTCTCTTACATCTGGTATGTCTAGTTTGTACAAATCGTTTAATAGCCCCACTACAAATCCAGGATACACAGTTGATACTACTGGCTACGGGATGGGCTCTTATGGCAGCTCAGGTGGAGTAGACACGGCTGATTATGGCGGTGCTTCTGGACCATCTATTCGTTAAGGACTAATCATGGCATATTTAATGACAGATGCAGCAAAGGGTAGTGATGCTGCAATGACCATGATGCAGAACATGGGCGCTGCACCTTTGGCTACGCAAGTTGGTCAAGCACAGGCTGAGCAAGTAATTGCTAACACTCAAAAGTCTAAGCTTGCTAACCTAGTAGCAGAGACTGGGTTTAAAGATTCTGAAAACTCTCGTGCAAAACTGCAAGAGTTGCAACAAGATCCTAAGTTTCAGACTGCCCTTGATGAGCAGGATTACGGCACTGTATTGCGTATGCAAGGTGCTACACAGATGATGGCAAATGATGTAGAAGGTGGAGCTAAAAGACTAGCTGCTGCTGAAACATTTGATGCTAAGAAGATTGCTAATCAACAAAAACAGTTGGACTTAGATGCCCAACAAATTGGTAATGCCTATGGTGTTATTGCAGCCGTACCTGACGATAAGATTGAAGAGTTTGTTGGTGGTCTTCCAGAAGTCAATCGTAATATTATTATTGACAAAATTGGTGCAGACAATTGGGCAAAGATGTCTGGTACTGAAAAAAAAGAGGCCACTAAGAACCTGATGCTTAACGCTAAAGGTCAGATGGGCGTCCAACTTAAACAAGTTGAGCTTCAGAAACAAGAGCTAATCAACCAGTCTCGTGAGCGCATTGCTTTTATTCGTGAGAACGCTATCACTAGTCGTAGACTTGCTGGTGGTGATGATCGTGATATGCGTGACTGGAACATCTACACACGAGCACAAGAGAACATCGAACGCTCTGGTCGTAAGACTCTTGAGAAGTTAGATGCTGCTGTTGAGGCTGCTGACCTTGAGCAAACAAAGAGCAAGATTGGTGTGTTCTTTGATAATTCTAAACCTTCTGCTGCATCAGAGGCTGCTTACACCAAAGCTGTTCAAGCTCGTGACAACTTCCGTCGTGATCAAGTTCAAAAAGAATTGAACCTTGCTATCAGTGCTCCTGATTTTCCGGGTAAGAAGTCTGTTATTGATAACTTGGTTACTGAACTTGAGCTGTATCCAAAGCCTAAAGCAGAACCAAAACCAGAAGCTAAGCCAGAGGCTAAGCCAACAACACCTGCCAAACCAGCAGGCAAAGAAGTTCCTAGTAACACTTATACTGAGAGCAGTCCTGCTAAGCCTACTAGCAAACAGGAATATGACAAGCTTCCTCCCGGTAGCTACTACATGCAAGATGGCGTATTGAAACGTAAGAAGGGTTGATCATGGCAGACTTCGGACAAAACGATGAGGTTGTATCGAAGCCTTCTGTTTCTACACCTAAGTCTTCTTGGGGCAGTGATGATGAGGTTGTAACTTCTGAAGCTCCTAGAACATCTGCGTCTGCTCCTGTAGAGGGCGGAGGTGGTGCTGCATTTGGTGTGTACCCTAAGCCGGGTATGAAACCAATGAAAGATGGAGACACTAGTAGCTTAGGCGCATTTGCTGCATCTGCTGGTGAAGCAGTTGCTGCTACACCTGTAGCTTTAGCTGGTGCTAGAGCTGCTATGGCTGTTACTCCTCCTGTTCTTCCTGTTGTCGGTCCTTTTGCTAAACCTATTGCTGGTATTGCCGGTGGTATTGCTGGTGGTGTACTTGGTTCTATGGGTGTCACTAGCCTTGAAGGTGCTGTTGATGAAGTGTTTGGCACAAACATCTTAGCAACACGAGAACAACAACGACTAGAGAACCCACGAGCAACTCTTGCTGGTCAAGTTGCAGGTGGATCTGTAAGTCCGTTTATGAAACCCGGGCTACCTAGTACTGTTGCAGAAGGTCTGTTTGGCTCTGGCGTTATGTTGGGTATTGGTGCTGGTCAACGTGCTGTCAGTGGTGAGGACATCCTTGATCCTAAGATGATGGTTATTGATGCAGCTAGTGGTGCATTTACTAAGCCTACTAAGCTAGGTGAAAAGATCTTAGGTATTCCTAGTGCTCCTAAAGGCACACCAGATGTTACTGGTAACACTGACCTGCCTCCTAAGCCTACTGCTGAATCAACACCAGAAGAACGAGCTGTCTATATTGATAGCTTGAAGAAGCGTCTGGCTGAGAAGAACGCCACAGTCCCAGTTACTGAAGCTGCTTTCCGTAACAAAGAGACTGGTGAGATCCAACGTGTTGGTAAAGCCCATGATGAACAACAGAAGATTGATCTAGCTGATACACATGACCAAGGTTTTGTGGATGAGCGTGGTAATTTCTTGACTCGTAAGGAAGCTTGGAACCGTACTAAGAGTGCAGGCCAGATCCCTGAAGGACAAACTCCTGTTGAACCTACTACTGGTTTACGTAGTCAAGACTTGCGTAACGCAGGTGACGAACGCTTTACTGTTCCAGAACCTACTGCTCCAGAAACACCTGTAGATACAGTTGTCTCTGAGCAAAAGCCTTATGACCCTGAACAGCTAGTCACTCGTGACGACTACCGCACTGCTATCAGTGACAAAGAGAACAAGATCTTAACCTCAGAGCTATTAGCTGAAGAAGCTTTAGCACGAGGCAACGATGGTGATGCAGCTCGACACAACCAACTTGCAGAACAACTGCAACAAGAGATACAACAACTGCGTACAAACATGCCCGCTGTAGAGTTTGCTGATCCAAAGAAACCTACGTGGGAAGAACTGCACGACCACTTGTCTGACGCTAAGACTGTCGGTGAAGCTCTTGACCGTGTTATTAGTACCAAGGGACTTGGCTCTGTTGGTCAACGTATTTTAGCTAAGGCTCTCAATAAGTCTGGTTTTCTTCGTGAAGCTAAGCTTGACTTAAACAATGAGTTTTTAAAGTACACAGATAAGGACGGTAAAGAAGCTGACGCTGCTGGTTTATATGTATCTGACAACCACACTGTTCAGCTAGGTGCTACTGGTGACTTGCGTGTGTTCTTGCATGAGGCTGTTCATGCTGGCACTGTTCGTCTGTTATCTGATCCTAACTCTGTTGCTGGTAAGCAAATGACAGAGTTGTTTAACAAATACAAAGAAGAACAACAAGTTAAATACGAACAGGCTTTAGAAAACTTTAAAACACAAAAGCCTGACGCAACTATTAAAGATTTACAAGAGTTTGAAAAGCTACATGCTGACCATTATGGCTACTCTGACGTATATGAGTTTGTGTCTGAAGCTTTTACAAGCAAAGAATTTCAAACAATGCTCAGTCGTTTGAATGTTCGAGGGCAAGAAGTCAAGCAGCCACAGTCTTTATGGGACTCTTTTAAAGAAGTAGTGCGCTTAGGACTAGGTATTCCTGAAGGTGCTCGTACTGCTCTTGATGATGTTATCGAAGGTGGGTCTAGACTTATAGACGAAGCATCTACTATTAAACATGACATCCACTCTACTAGAGATGTGTTTGCATCTAAGTCTGTCAAAGAGATGATGCGTGAGGAAGAAAGCAAACCTGATCCTCGTGACATGAAAGATGAAGATGATTTCTACAAAACTGCTGTAGACATCTACGAGAAGTCTGGTGACAAAGCTGCTATTGAGTTCTACGAAGGCTACAAACAATACAAGAAAACTTGGCTTGAACCTGTAGCTGAAACAGAAAAGTTTGTTGGCACTAACCTGCGTAACAAGCTTGCTGGTGAGCGCGTTACTAGTAACAACAAAGCAGAGATCTTAGACATCGCTGCTAAAGATGGTGTCAACTTAGAAGATCTGACATACAAGATTGATCGTGGTGACAAGCTTGATGGTGCAGAGAAGACCATTGCTGACAAGTTCCGTAAGTTCATGGACGACTTGGGTAAGCGTGCTTTAGATGCAGGCGTTATCAATGGCTGGCATGAAGACTACGTTGCTCGTAACGTTGTGTCAGAGGGTGATGCTCCCAAGGGTGCTCTTGAAGAGTTCATGCGGGACATCTTTGGTGGTGGTGAAGGCTCTGCTACTGGCGGAACTAAGACTACTACCAAGTATGGTGAACAGCGTCGTCTTAAAACTCGTGAAGACTTGTTGAACCACCTTGACGGTATCAACGGATGGTTAGCAGAGAACGGTAAAGACTATCGCTTTAAACTGAAGTCAGACAACCTTGCTGACATCTATGCTGACTACGCACACTCTGTTGAGAAAGCAATTGAGAACAAGAACCTGATCACTAACCTGAAGCAAGTACGTAATGCAGCAGGTGAATCATTGATCCGCCCTATTACTAAAGATGATCCTCTGCCTCACGGTTGGGAGGTGATGGACAACTCTGAACTTGCTGGCTACGCTGTTCATCCTGACTTGTTGCCTGCTCTTCGCTTTGTCTTTGATGCTGGTCCCGGTCAACTGATGGAAGCTATGGGCACAGTGTCCCAGATTACTAAGCGTATCAACGTTGTTGGTTCGTTCTTCCACGCTAAGTCTTTGATGGAAGTTTTGTCTAGTGCTGAGATCCCAATCTGGACACCACTTAAAGAAGCCATCGTATTGCCTTTGGTTGAGAAGGGTGTGAAAGCTGTTACTGGTAAAGAGTTGCAGTTGTCTGCTATTACAAAAGCCGTTGAGCAATATCGCAAAGGTGGTGTTGGCGACAACGTGGACAAGTGGATTAAGGAAGGTCGTCTTCAGTTAGATGCTCCAGAAGATGTGTCTCGTGGCATCTTGTCTTCTATGGGCAAGTTTGCTGACACAATGATCGGCAAATACGGACCTAAGACTCGTGTGCTTGAAAGCTCTTTGTCTACAGTTGAGAAGTACACACTTGGTTTGTTTGATAAGTACACATGGGATTACTTGCACACTGGCGGTAAGCTCATGGTTGCTGATGCTTACTTAGATCGTGCTCGTTTGCAAGCTGCTAAGGAAGGCAAGCCATTTGATGAGACTGCTGCTCGTGTAGAAATCTCTAGATTTGTTAACGATTCATTTGGTGGATTGAACTGGTTTGATGCAGCGGCTGCTACTCAAAATGAGTTTGCTAAACGTATGGCTATGGCTGCTTACAGTCCTGCTGGTCGTCGTGGTTTGCAGATTGTTTTGTTTGCTCCTGACTGGACCATCTCTACTCTTCGTGCCTTCAGTGCTGCTTTGCCTAAGACTTTGAATCCTACTAAGCTAAGTCCTGTTGAGGGTATCAAAGGCATGATCAATCCTACAACCAAAGCTGACTACGCTAGGTTGTATCAGTTCAAGACTGCTCTGACTTACTTGACTTTGATCAACACAATCAACATGATGATTGCTGGTCGTCCTGTGTGGGAGAACAAAGATCCAACACGTATCGAGTTCCCTGATGGAACGTCTATGCAGGCTATGAAGCACGCTATGGAACCTGTTCACTGGATCATGGATCCTGATAAAACATTGTCCAACAAGCTTGGTTTTATTCCTAAAGCTCTTATCGTTGGTATTGCTGGTACAGAGTACGCATCACCTAATGCTCCTAAGCTGGTTGATCGTAGTGCTACTAACCGCCTGAAGACTGCTGCCTCTGGTGCTCTGCCATTCCAAGTGTCTGCTGCTAAGGATGCTCCTCAAGGTGAGGGTGCTAAGCGTGCGTTACTAGGAACAATGGGCTTCCCTGTGTATGGCTCTACTCCTGAACAACGTAAGCTGAAGAATGCTGAACGTGAGTTGCAGACTAAAGAGTTGGCTTACCAGTATCGTGAGAAAGAAATCAAAGCTGGTCGTGAGAAGATGACTCCTGAGCATATCAAGCAAGGCAACATGCTTCGTAAGCGTAGAGAAGAGATGGACAAGAAGATGGGTAAATAATCATGGCAGTTCAAACTCCTATTCCACCAAACCCTATTGGCGAAAGCTTTGCTTGGAGAGAGTGGTTCCAAAAGCTGAGCAATCGTGTATATGGAAGCATGACTGAGCAGGATGCTAACGATGTCTTCATCACTGGGGGCGTCATTGACGACACTGCTATCGGTGCTAACACGCCTAGCACTGGCGCTTTTACTACTTTAAAAGTTGCACTTACCGGGTACATGAAGGCTAATGGTACTAGTAACATTACTGCTTCTACCACTATTCCTAATACAGACATCACTGGTCTTGGAACAATGTCTACTCAAAACATAGGCATCTCCACTACAGTAACTTTGGCTAAGCTAACTACTCTAGGATCTAACGGTTCTTTAACAGTATCTAATGGCATCATCACTGCGTACACAGCTCCAACTTAACTAGGACTAACCTAATGTGGATCCAATCTCTCTTCTCCTTATGGCACAAAGCGCGGTCAGTGCTATCAGAGCTGGCTGTCAAATGCTCAGCGAAGGTAAAGCTGAAATTGGAAAGCTTAAGAAGCAGGTCGAAGGTGGAATTGCAGATGCCAAAGCCATCTACAACGAAGTCACAGGAATCTGGGGATGGCTTACAGGATTGTTCGGCCCTCCTAAAGCCGTTACCAAAATCGAAGTTGCCCCAGAAGCCATCCAAAAGAAGCCCGAGCCAAAGAAAACCAAAAGCAAAGACGAGTCTGAACCAGAGCTAAGCTACGAAGAGTTCCAAGCTCGTGCTGTACATGAGATATGTGAGAACTTGAAGGTTTACTTTGAGGCTATCAGACATCTGAAGGCACATTGTCGAGAGCTTGAAGAAGAAGCTTTGACCACAGAGAAGGTTGCTGACAGTGCGATTGATCGCATTGAGATGCAGTGGCAGATGAAGGAGTTGCATAAGCAGCTCAAGCAGGCCATGATTTATGGGACTCCAGAAGAGTTGGGACTTGGTGCTATGTACCAAGAGTTTCTTGAGAAGTATGACGAGATCTTAGAAGAGCAAGAAGTTGCTCGTGAGTTGAAGCTCAAGAAAGAACGGGATAATACATGGCAACTGGAACATCGAAAGGAAATACTAACTTACAAGCTCGTGTACCTAATAGCAATACTAATAGGGACACTGGAAGTAGTTGGGTTGTATTTAACTCTATGAAAGAATTCTGGTTTTGGGTTGTTATTGTTACGTTGATCATCTTCGGACTGATGGGCACATCATTCTTAGCTATGCACTTAACTAAGCAGCTAAAGAAAGCTGATGCAATGATTTTAAGACTGGAAGAAAAGGAGAAGAAACGCAATGAGAAGCCTCGCATTGATCCTGTTGAGTAGTCTGTTACTAGTAGCATGTGAAGATCGTTACCGATACACTTGCCAAAGTCCTGACAATTTCAACTTACCTGAGTGTCAGAAACCCCGTTGTCAGTTCACACAAACGTGTCCTGAATATTTAGTAGCCCCTGTCTTGGAGAACAAAGTTGTCCCACCCCAATCAACAGCCTCGTCTGACCGCTGAAGAATATGAAGTCCGTATCTGGGGCTTCGTAGTCGTCGTTGTAACTTTGATCCTTGCAGGCATTGTGTTTGCCTTGCTGTACTCTGTTACGTTTGTTGTTCAACCTATTAAGTCAATGGCTCCAATTGACATGGCTTACACCAAGATGTTGAATGACATTGTGTTGTTAGTTGTAGGTGGCATTGGTGGTGTGATGAGTCGCAAAGGTATCCAAGCTGCTAGTCAAGCACTAGCTGGTGGACCTACGTCCCCTGCTCCTGTAGTTACTGTTCCTAGTAACACACCTAACCCTACCCCGATAGCTCAACCCATTAATCAAGGTATGAACTGGATGAACTTTAAGAATCCAGATCTAGATGAGTCATGGGTTCCTCCACCTCCACCAACTACCCCGGCTACACACTTAGAGTCTGATGATGTCCGTGAAGAGATTGCAAATGCCCGTGCTGGAGAACGCTAATGCCAACACTACCAAATCCTTGGGTGATACTGGGAGCTATAGCTGTCGCTTTCAGTGTCTACCTGTACGGGCACCATGCTGGTTATGCCAAAAAGGAAGCGGAGGACAACTTGCTAATTGCCAGCAAGAACTCCGAGATAAACAAGCTAAAGGATGAACAAGATGCAAAAGACAACACTGTTAAACAAGAGTTTGAAACTAAGCTGTCTGGCATTATTGCTAGTCGTCCAAGGTTGTACATCCCCGTCACCTCCAAAGTTGGATGTTCCACCTCTACCTCCAACGATGGTAAAGAGAGAGCCGAACTTGACGGACAGACTGTTGAAGACCTTATCAGGCTCGTCGCAGAAGGTGACAGAGCCATCATCGAACTCAACTCCTGCATCGACAGGTACGAAGCAATAAGGAACACACTACAATGATTAACGCTGATCAACTATCAAAACTCCACATTGGTCCTCAATGGGTCGATGCTTTGAATGAAACGTTCAATCGTTTTGGTATCAACACACCTCGTCAACAAGCTGCCTTCATTGGTCAATGTGGTCACGAGTGTGGCAACTTCCGTATCCTTGAAGAGAACCTTAACTACCGTGCTGAGACTCTTTGTAAGTTGTGGCCTAAGCGTTTTCCAACGCTAGAGTTTGCTAAGCAGTACGAACGCAATCCTAAAAAAATCGCTAACAACGTGTATAGCTCACGTATGGGGAACAGAGATGAAGCGTCTGGTGACGGGTATCGTTTCCGTGGCAGGGGTTGCATCCAACTTACTGGTCATGCTAACTACTATCACGCTGGTCAAGCATTGGGAGTCGATTTTGTTGCTGACCCTGACTTGGTTGCTACTCCAAAGTATGCAGCCTTAACTGCTGGTTGGTTCTGGTCAACACATGGTTGCAATGATCTAGCTGAAGCAGGCAACTGGGTTGCACTGACTAAGAAGATCAATGGTGGGACTATTGGTCTTGATGACCGAGTAGCCCACACTAACCAAGCATTAGCTTTGTTGGCTTGATGTTCCTAGTAACTCTGCCTTCTGCTCTTTAGTTACGATGGGCCTCATGCGCTTAGCGCGGTATTCCCGGGATACGAGGTCCATCGCTTTCTCCATATCAACTACAGTTGTGTTGTCTAGTTGAGCGTCGTGAATCTCCATCACTAAGTTCATAGCAGTCAACTCGTCAGCCTTCAGAATAAAACGTTTACTCGTAACACCACGTACACCAACTGCGTGTAGTGCATCCAGTCCTGCTTTAATCTCTTCACTCCAGTCTGCACCGAGTTCAGGGTTAAGCATTGTGTAAGCCTCACACATATTGAACGATCCAATAAGGACATCAATATCCGCCATAGTTGCATCTCCTTTACGAAGAGCATCCATTGCTGCATGGTTCTTGATGCGTAATGTTGTGCTGTACTCCACCGTCTTAAATGGTTGTAGTCCTTTTAGAACCCACCCGACTGCATCCATACGGATACCTTTTGGTTTGTACTTCTTCCTAGCCAACTTGTTTCTCCTTTGTTTGTTTTGCAACAGCTTCAGCAAAGCTTTGAAGCTCTGCATCAGTGACTGACCACGTACCAAATCTACTTCTTGTCATGTGTTGTTTCGCCAGTTCCAAATAGTTGTTCTGGGTTATCTTCCTGTGTGGGACTGACAGCCCTATTGGTTTTCTGTTCATCTGTTTTCTTCTTGAAACACAAGTCGTAGTTGCTACTGAAAGAGTTGTAGTTAGTGGGACGCTGCTTGTCCCCTTTGCCTGCTTCATTTGCCATAGTTTTCTCCAAAGGTTTTAAGTGCCCATCGCTCAAAGTTTTCATCTGTGCGTTTGATCTTGCTTGGGTCTTTAGGTGGTGGTAATTTTCTAGGCTTACGAACAACCTCTTTTACCTTGCTCTCTGGTTTGTTAGGCCAAGGAGCATCAGGGTTGAGAATTGTTTTGGGGGTGTCCATAGTAATCTCCGGTTCAAATGCTTTAGGGTTTAGCACTTTACACCTTTTTACAGGACACCACACCGACAATGGTATTGTCATGGGGTAAGGTCGTCAATCTTCTGAGCTGAATCGAAGTCATAAGCCAATGCAATCTCAGCAGCCTGATCTTTAGCAGACTCAAACCCCAAATCAAATGCGTTGCTCATAACTGTGATTGTGCTCTCACTGACACCAACACTGCGTAGTACTGTGATCATCTGTTCTTTGTTCATGCTTCACTCGCCTTCTGTACTTCTGCATAACCCTTGACCATTTCATTACGAAGTTTCTCATCGTTGAGGATCTTGTGAATCACATACTTGTGCATGTGTGCATCCTCTTTAAACTTGAAGGCATACGTAGTTGCAATAGCTGCCCATGCAAATAGCAGGGCATCAGTGACAGAGATCTCAATCATTTGTTGCTCCCAATGTAGTTCTCCAAACGTTTGATCCGTGCATTGTGATACTGGATGATGTTTGTGTAGTAGTCGTGGAATGATTGTGCTGCCAATCTCTCACGCTCTGCTTCTGCTAACTCAAGTTTAGCCAGCTCTACTGCTGGTATTTTTACAAACAGGTTCTTAATAACATTCATCGTACTTTTCCTTCCAGTTCATCTGCTACCAATTTGGCATAGCCTGCAATATCAACCCAACTATCAGCGTAGTTAGGGTCACCATTAATAATCCGTGCAACTTTGTGCATGATCATGTCTAACGCTTCTTGTTGAGAAGCTTTAAGCACTTTGTTCTTAGCAACAAGGTTAGTTCGGACAATCATCTTTAAGCTTTGAGCAATGATTGCATGGCCTTCAAACGTACCGTACCTAGATCCACGCTCATCTAAAACTTTGTCAACATCAGTTGTCATGCTTGCTCCTTAATGAATGTGCCCTCTGGTGTAAGGTAACCTTTGCGATGTTTGATTTCTGTGTAAGCACCCTGCAAACATTCAACAAGGTTGATGTCCAAGATGGCACACACCATGATCAATGTCACAACCACATCACCAACTGCGTCCTTGGCATCATCCAAGTTCTTACGGTTAATAGCATCAAGCAACTCTGTTACTTCCTCAAGCGTCTTAATAGCTTGAGAGATAGCCTTACCGTTCTTCACGATACCTCGTGCTTCACCCCAACGCAACACTTCCATTTCTACCTCTGCATAACTCATTTCAAATTCTCCAGTTGATCTTCAATTGCTTTACTCTTTGCCTGCTCTACTTCACCTTCAGCGTAGAGCCAACGCTCTTGTTCTTTGGCTGTCATGTTGAGAGGCATACGCTTTGCTTCCTTTGTCCAGATAGCAATGCTCTCTTGTGTGTCTTTACCAAACGGCAGCAATGCTGCACGCCTAGCAATCTCATCAAGAGCATCATTCCATCCTTGGTCATACGGTCCTGCCATGTTGTTCTCCTATGTGAGTTCGTTTACGACGTACATAAACAAGCACAAAATAATCAATGCAGTGTTCATGTTATTAGGAACTCATGCTCGCTAACAATCCACGGGAACGACACAACTTGTGGTCTTGACTCCCGGGACGTAGTGGCTGCACGTAGTCTCCATCTCCAGTGCGATACGTATCACGCTCATGGATGCTGTTCTGTGGTGGCACAGGCATAGCAAACTGGGCACGAGATACATCTTGAATCTCTTTGAAGTACTGCAACGGTGTCTTACTTGTTGACATTGTTTGCCTCACGTACTGCAAAGTTAAGCTTGACGTACTCTGACCAAGCCTTCTCTGTTGGTTCGAGGTACTTAGTACGACGGTCACCTTCTACATGTTCAAGTGTGATCCAGCCTGCTTTACGCAGGTTGTCAATCTTGCGATGCAAGGTAGCTGAAGATGCTAAGTCTGCAAGACTCATGGCTTCAGTTACTGTGAGCCTATCGTCACACTGAGCAATGATGTCGAGCAGTGCTCGTTCCATTAAGTCCATGCCTTCAAACACTCCACTAGAGTAGGCTAAGAACCTGAAGTATTCACGACCTGTCATTTTGGTTCCTTTGTTTGTGCCTTCAGTTCTGCAAGATGAACTGCAAGCTCCGCTTTATATGTTTCTGGATTAGCTTCAAAAGCTTTTTGTTGTGCTTTCCAACGTGCGTTAGTGGCATCCCAAGCTTTACGAAAAGCTTCATTCTGCTCTGGTGTGTTGTGCCTCATTTGATATGCTCCTTGATGAAGTTAAACCAATGTTCCTTGTCTGCAAAGATGCAGGCATCCAATCCATTTTTAGCTGCCCAGTCTAAGTAAGTGGTCTTACTCTTCTTTGACAAACCTTGATTACGTTGCAACACATAGAGGATCGTTATTTCCGGGTGTTGCTCTTTAATCAGCACAGCTTTCTTTCTGTCAGCTCCAGTCCACAAACCTTTGGTTTCGATGTACACGTTATTAGTAACAGTGAAGTCAGGTGTGTAGGTGTGGTTGCTTGCAGGGATTACGTACTTAATCTTGTCTTGTTCGTATGGGAGGTTCCAACCTTCTGCTACGCAGGCGGTTTGGAATCGTTGTTCCAGCCCACTGCGGTAGGCTGATTGTTGGTGTCGCTTAGGTCTTGGCATTACGTTCCTCTCGGACCATCATCCATACATCCGCCCAAGCAAAGCTCTGCTTAACAACTGCCTTGGCATCTGTAGTTCCATCTCCAAGTGCTTCCCAGATCTCTGGTTTAGTAGTCATCTCACCAAGGATAGCAATAGACACATACTCTCGCATAGTCATGTGCTGCATGTTTATTTCTTTAGTCATTGCTGCCTCGCTTCTGTTCGTCTTTAGTGAAGTTGTAGTCTTCACCTACTTCTTCTCGGTGTTCTTCAAGTTCGTTGAGGTATGTGTTGATGTCATCAAACAAATACTCAGGCAAGTTTTCGTACATGAACTCTGACTTACCATCATCCCAAGTAAAGCAGAGCAATACGTCTGTGATTCTTTTCATTGTTCTTCCTGTTGTGGTGTGAAGAGGGGTGTGGGTGTGAGGTCGCTGCTTGGTGGCAGCTCCCACTTGTCGTTTGGTTTCTGCCAGATGTACAGCAACTGGAGATTCAAGTGATAGCGTTCATCATCGTTATAGAGTTCACGGCACTTCTCGTACCACTCTTCCTCAGTCTCAAGCTCTGCTAAAGCCTTGCCTGCTTTTACTGGACCAATGCCAGCCACACCAATGATGTTGTCACTCTTGTCACCAATCAAACTCTGAAGGTAAAGAAACTTTCTACCTTGGTCTATGCCAACTGTTTGTGCTTCTTTCTTTACAAAGTTGTAATGCCTGCCGGGGATCTGCAACAAGTCTTTGTCAATAGAACAGATTACTGTGCTCTCTCCAACCTTGTCTTGGTCGATACCCATCTGGTCATCAGCTTCCCAACCATTGCACACGATAGCCTTGTGTTCTTTCTCAAGGTAGTCTCGCACTGCTTGCCAATGTGTTGGTCGTTCATCTGGTCGATGTGCTTTGTAGGTAGGTGTTAGCTCTCTACGAAAGTTACCTGTACCTGTGAGGTACACCTGATAAGAACTAGCACCGACATCTTCAAGGATGTCTTGCATCATCTTGTCTGCTCTTGCTAGAGCTACCCATTGGTCATCATCAATAGCACTACAAGCTGCCCTGAATACTACGATGTCACCATCTATTAGTGCTCTCATGTTGTTCCTTAAAAGGTGAGGGCTTCGATTTGGTCTTCAACTAGGTAGGACAGAAAGCCAGAAAACTTCCTACGTTGACATCCTCGAATGCTGGCTTAACAGCCCTCATTAACTTACTCTGATGCTTGCTCTGCTACTGCTTCAGCCATGTCCAAGTCGCCTGCTGTGTAAGCTTCAAACTTGCGAGCAAAGCCAATCACCAAGGTGAACGTAGACTCGTCCAACTCAAATGGTTTACCACCACGAGCTGCGATGAAGATGTCTGTTGCACGAGCCAATGCGTTCTGACGAACGATGGCACGATCACCATGCAAAGCAGGGATAGGGAACACCTTCTCTTTGTACACACCCTTGCCATAAGTAGTGAGTGGTGTTGGAGCTGCTGTGCTACTAGTAACACCTGCTGATGGAGCTGCACCTACACCTCGACGAATAACGTTAACGGCTTTTGTTTCCATGCCGTATGTACCTGTGTTGCCATCAAACTCAACCTCATCACCAACGGATGCGCCGTGAGTCTTAAAGCCACATTTGACCCAGTTGCCGTTGACCTTCATAGAGAAGGTAGGCTTCAAGCCAAACTTAGTGTTTACATCTTTTGTGGATACTGCTTCCACGATACCTGTCATCATTGTCATATCAAAGTTCTTTCATTTCATACCAATTAATACCGACTGAAGCACCTGCATTGAGCTTGAGTGCCAGTGGCTTTCCAAATGTTGTCTCAAAATAGACATGTGTGTTTTGTAGTAGCTCTGTCATTCCTTTCACAAAGTCGTCTGCTGAACTCAGCTTGACATCAAACATAAGAGAATCGTGAATGGTGTTAACCATCTTCACATCATCTCGCCCTTTCAACAACCGGAACATAACTCCCAACATCATTGGAACAATGTCACCTGTTGCTAAACCTTGCACGGGATAGTTCTTCAACTCAGTTGGACTGAAGTTGTAGGTCCGTGTAGACCACGAACTATCGCTGTGATATTCCTTGAAGCAGAACTTACGTCCTGTCTCAGTGTTAAGGATGTACGTCTTAGTCTTCTCACGGAAACCATCGTCATCCAATTCGTATGTTGCATAGCGTTCTACTTGAGCAGCAAAGTCTTTGTGCCAGAAACCTACTTGTGGGTAGCGTCCATAGAACACATCAACAAACTTCTTAGCTTCTTCAAGACTACAACCTGCTTGCTTGCTAATAGCCTTAGCACCAGCACCGTAGATCAATTGGAATGTTCTAGCCTTGAATGGCTTGCGTTCTTCCTTGGTAGGGTAACGACCAAACATTCCTTTGTACAACTCAGAGTGGATGTCAGCACCACTAGAGATGTCATGGATCAACTGCAAGTCACCAGTAACGTGAGCTAACGCAACAACTTCCAGTTGGTTAAAGTCCATCTCCACAATCACACCGTCCTTGTACCGTGAGGTAAAGATCTGTTTGATTGGGTTGTTAGAAATGTTTTGCAAGTTAGGATTGGTTGAAGACAAACGACCTGTAACAGTTGCTGTGTGATTCAACTTGCCATGTATAAAGTGTTGTCCACCATTATCAATAATGTGCTTACTCAGCCCTTGCACATACGTAGATAGTTGCTTAGACAACTCACGATACTGCAACAAAGATTCGATGATTCCAATTGCAGCAGGATCAAACGTATGCTTGAGCATGTCGTTCAACACAGAGTCGTCAACAGATACTTGGCCTGTCTTAGCTGACACCTTGTCAGGATCAGGTACGTACTTGATGAATGGCTTGAGAGTGATCTCCTTATCCACCAGCTTAGTCTTCACCTTACCGTTTTTGTAGAAGCCAACTTCTTCCTTGACCTTGACCTTCTTAGTTCCACCGAAGAAGAACTGTGACCATTGTTTAGGACTGTTAATGTCATCCACCAAACCTGTAGCCAGAGACTCTAGTTTTAGTTTGACATCAACGTATTCGTTAACAACTTCCAATGTGTAGTTGTCAAGAGCTGGTCGATCAATGTGCAAGCCATTGAACTGCATCTCTGTAGTTGCATGTAGAGCTTCCATCTGAGTCTCAATGAGAGTCAGTTGTCCTTGATCTACAGCACGTTGCCATTGCTTCTTAGCAATAGCTACGGTATTAGTAACATCCTGTTCCAAGTAAGGAATCAATTCCTCTGGAGGGATCTTGTCAGAACCAAAGCCTGCTTTGAAATAAGCTTTGATTGTGTCGTCTTTAACAGGCAGCCCATACTTGATAGATAGCTCATCAAGACTAGACCACTTAGTTTGTTGAGCACTCAGAATGTACTCCGCTAACTGTGTGTCCCAGATCTTTCGTTCTTGCAGCAGACTCTTGAGCTTAGGATTTTTGTACAAGTACATCAAATCAAACGCTAGGTTGTGACCACAGAACACGTTGTCTGGAAGACTCGCTTCTACAAGAGCTTCAAACACAGCTTCAGTGTATGTAGTCTGTGGGGTGTAGTGTTCATAGTCTTTAGTAATGCCCCAAGCAACAACTCTGTTGTCGGGGTGCATAGGGTGAGCTAGTCCCACATCTTCATTGGCATTGAGAGTTGTCTCAACGTCGATAGCTACGAATGTTGGCATCGTGGTCATGGTTTTCCACGGTCCTTTCTTAGTTAAAACGGTACATATTCATATTCCTTGCCATACAAGATAGCTTGGAACACTGTAATCCTGTTGTTCTTTTCCATCAGGTTCAGGGACTTGCATACGTGTGTTGCAAGCATGAACTTCTTATAAAACTCCTCGTCATCAGTAACAATAAAATTCATTGATCCGTTTCTCAACGAAACAAAACCTTCTGGGTAAGATGCTTTGGTATCACCATCTCGTGTAAAGCCTACCTCGATACAGTCACCAATCAAGGTTTCCAAATCATCGGTAAGCAACAGCACATCTTCGTCTGTGTCTGTAGGTGCAGGGTTGCAAGTGATCCTGCTGCCAACGTACTCCATCTTCACAACCTTGTCTAAGAACGGATTCATAGGTAGCTCCTTCTTTGCAAACTCGTATGGCACATAGTCCCATGATGTTGGGGATGAGGTTGAAATTGTGGGACTAGTTCCTTTAAGGCCTGAGGTGTAGGTCCAGAACAAATCGTCATACTCTTTACGAATCTTTTCATCAACAGCTTTACGATCTACATCTGTAGACGTAGTTGAAAGATACGTATACGCATCTGATCTAGGATCTTTCCAAGTTGGTGGCTTCAGCCTTGCAGCTTCAGCCGTGTACTTAGGGTGTCGCTTTGCCATCTCTTCTCCTTTACTTGCAGCAAAAGTTAAGTGTCTGCACACACTGTCTGGGTGATCTTCTATGTATTCGTTGGTAAACCGGATTCGTCTACCATCAGGCAAAGCAAACGTAGTTTCGCCTGTGTACACATCTGTGTGGTTTGGGTACATCAACCTAGGATCTGATGAACTACTCATACCTCGCTCTGATTGGATCAATGGTCACAAGATACTGACCATGACGTTCAGACTCCATTTGTTTAGATCCACCACCGGGCAATTTGTTCTTAGGAACGTTGATCGTCCGGATCATTTCTTCTTCTGGTGACTTAGGTTCTTTGTACTTACCGATAGTAAGCACGACATCAGCTTCACCCGGCTTGTCAGTCTTAGAACCACGCAGAGCATCAAGACCAATGAACGGAGGGTCTTTCATTTCTACAACACCAGCAGACAATTGTGATGCTGCAATAACTGGGCCATACGTTCTTGCAAGTTCTCGTGCCCATTTGTACAACTTACCAAGCTTCAAGTGTTCAGGCTCATCACCTTTCACACCATCAACCTTGTCGAGTTGATCGAACACAATGAGTCCGGGATTAACTTCTTTGAACAGTGTCTCAAGGTCACGCATGTTGTTGGTGTCTTTGGTCACACGGATCTTGTCTTTGTTGCCACCCATCATGGTTGTGTAGGTTTCCATTGCTGCCTTAGAGTCAGCGATGATCACCTTAGACTCTTGACCTAACGTAGCCTGCACAATACGGAAGAACACAACAGAAGATTCTTCTTCGTTGTTGACCCATACGACAGGACGATCTGCTGGTAACTGTTGTGCAAGATAGCTGACCTCACTAGCCAAGAATGTTGTCTTGCCTACTTCGACACGAGCTGCAACGATAATAAAATTTCCAGTACGCAAGGGACCAAGAGAACGATTAAGGGCGTCCAATCTCCACTCATACCCTGAACTAGTGATACGGTCAGCAATAGAAGATAAGTCAGCACTAACAAACAATTCGTCTTTTTCAATGTATCTCTCCACATCTTTCAATGCGTTGGTTGCTAGGATGTGAACGTGTTCGAGATCACTCTCACCTTCCTTTACTTTCTCACACTCTTCCATGATCTTGGCAAGATAGTCCAACTCGATGAGAGTCTTGACCACTTCCTCATGGGCACAGTGCGGTTCAAACGTCTTTGCTTTAGTCAGCGTCATGCGAAGCTTAACAATAGCGTCGTCAGTCAATCGTTTGCTTTGGTCTGCAATCAAGTACGCAGAGAACGAATCCCAATTCAGCAGTGCTACTGAAGGGAATGTTTTGAAGTAACGTTCCATCCCGTCAAGGATGATGTTGGTTTCCTTCATCACTACATGCGGTTTGATGTACCGCTTGTACTTTGCTAGGTTCTCTTTGCTTTGACTGCACAGATACAGTACGTCGTAATCCAAGATAGCTCCTTATAAAAATTTCTTGTCTAACTGTTCTGGTGTGAGATGCTTAGGCTCATCATCGGAATGAATCGTCATTAGCCTCACATCAGATGGCAGGAAGTGCCTCAATGTTTTTGACACCTTGGCTGCTCCCTTAACTCCCGCTTCATCAGAGTCCAACCAGATGTAGATCTCGCTAAACCCCATGCCGTAGATTTGCATCAACGTTTTGTCTGTGATGGTTGTTCTTAGTAACGCCATTGAGGAGTACCCAACATCACGAGAGACACGATAAGCACTAAGATAATCCTCAGTGATTACAAGAACCTTGCTACCGTTGTAAAACCAAGCAGATTCACCTTTTGTTTTGGTGTCTATGTAGTACGTTGTGTACTTAGGCACAGCATCAGGTGTGAGGTTACGCATCTGCCAACCTAGCACTACACCGTATTCATTCTGCAAAGCCATCGCTACTTTCTTTGGATCATCAACGATCCCAGAAAATAGTTTGCTTGTTGTTGTGCAGTGGTTCTCAAGCAGCCACATCTTGCCGTTTATGCTCAGCGGTCCTAGCTCTGGCTTCTGTTGTACTTTTACAACAGCCTCAGACTTCTTGTGTATCCATGTGCCTAGCCTAGTGTCACCGTCCTTGGCAAAACCAGACTCGTTGCAGTGGTGGCAGTAAGCCACAAGACCTTTCTCTGTACGCTTGATGTACAAGCGTTTCTTCTTGTCTTCACCTGCTTCGCAGCCTGTGTGGTTGACATGTACCTGTTCTCCTGTGTTACTAGGAGCATTGGCTAGGATTAGTTTGCGATCAATGGGCATACATGTAGCTCCAGTAAAAATCAAACATCTCTTCGTCAGTCATTAATTTGTCTATGTTCTCTAGTGTTGCTGTTGCACATTCAAATCTGTACATAGCACCAACCATAGCTTGTATAAACCGTGTGTCTAAGTGAGACAAAGCAATTCTGTTGTTCATTTATCTTTCTTTATCTGAATTGGATAAAACTCAAAATAGAAAGCTCTCCCGAAGGAGAGCCTTGTGGTTTTGAGGTTTAAGCGTTCTTACCGTACACCTTGGTGTATAGCTCGTCAGCAACCTTACGTTGTGTGTCATTCAGTTTGTTGAGATACACAAGAGCGAATGCTTGCTTGAGATCACAGCCTGTTTGAACCTTACGACAGATGCTAAACAAAGAACGTGGTGACATTGTTAAGCTGAACTGACTGGCCTTGTAGCCGGTACGAATCAGGTTAGCAAGCTTCACAAGTTCCTTGACTGCCTTGGTGTTGATGTCTTTGAACTTGTTCTTCAACATCTTCTCCTCAATGTCTGGTCGTAGGTAGTCAATGTAGACTGCCGTACCAAAGCGGTCGAGTGTAGCCGAGTTCTGGACGTTAGTACCTGCATGAGCACCAGACTCATCACCTTGGCCTTGAGTGTTACCAATAGCAACGATCCTAAAGTTCTCGTGAGGAATGATTTGTTTCTCAGTGGTACTGCCGGGCATCTCTTTCAAGAAGAGCTTGCCCTCGTCCTCTAAGAGCCATTGCAGACCCATTGAGATCTCAGGAGGTGTGACATCCCATTCGTCCCATGCAAACACAGCACCGTACTTGACAGCTTCTGTTACTGCACCGTCAACCCAGTGTGTCGAACCATCCTTAGCCGTTAGCTGACCAAAGATCATTGAGCTATCCATATCCCCAGTGCAATTAACGCGAATGAAAGGACGCTTGGTACGAGCACAAAGCTGCTCAATAAGGCTAGACTTGCCAGCTCCCGTAGGACCGAAACACAAAACTTTCTCATTGAGTTCCCATGCACGTAAGACGTTAGAAGCCAGCTCTTTATCTATCACATACGCTTCATTGATAGCTGGAATGAATGACGAGACTCGTGAGTCCCAGTCGTAGTCAGCAAAAGATGTGACAGGAAAGTCTTCGCTTACAGATAACTTACTGCCAATGATTTCTGAGAGCCATCGCTGAGAGTCTTTCAACTCTACTTTTGCAGAAACTGTTGTTTCTACGCCACACTCTTCAAGTTCTTTGACGCTGGTAGGCTCATCCATTGTTACTGGTAACACGGTTGTTGTTGATTTGCGTTTGTCCAAAGCTTCTTTCAAAGCTTTCTTAACAAGGTCTTCCACTTTTGGAGGTGTGGAACTCGCGGCTGGAGATGTCATCTTAGGATCTTCCTTTCTATTAACTCGATTAACTTAGCTGGAATGTCTTGAGGTTCGTCAACAACACTATGAGACTTGTAGTACTCTTTTACAGAGGTGCTACACAAACCCAAGCCATAGATCTCAACGTTCTTAGACGCTTCGATTTCTCTGATAACTTCATGGGTATACCTACCAATTCCGCTACCACCCTTGGTTGCAGCAGGACTACCATCAGACATGACAATCAATAGCTTCTTCTTCTCTTTACGCTGAACCAAACGTTCATGTGCCCAAAGAATGTTTTCTGCATCAGGATTGCCGTGCATGTGACCACTGCTCATACCGTAGAACTTCTTTAGATCCACATAGCTAACTTTGTGGTCAGAGAAGCTTTTGTAGATGTACATAAGAGGCACAGCTTCAGTACCAACCACATCGTCAGAGAAGCCAATGATTTCTACTGGGATGTTGAGAGTTGAGCAAACCTCGTTAAGCATCTGTGTTGCAGCAAGAGCAAATTGATCTTTCTCACCACACATAGAGCCAGACTTATCAACCAATACGGTGATAGCTGCATCTAGTGTTTTGTTGTCGATCTTGTTCTTGAATACACGTTCATTGAATCCCGGTGCATTGAAGCAGATGCGAGACAGTCGAGACTGATCTAGCTTGCCTTTCTTGACACCATAGACACGTTGAACCTTAGCTCGGATCTGAATCAGACGACGAACTTGTTGTGCAAAGTTTTCTTGAGAGATGATCTTAGGTTCTGTCCTACGTTCATACTCGTCAACAAAATATTTGCTAGAAGTCTCGCTTCTATATCGTCCGGGACCAGTGTTCTTGGGGTAATCAACAACAATAAACTTATTGAAGTCAGTCAGATCCCAAGTTCCTCTAGTAGATGTCACAGGCTTGAAGTTAATACCAGTTTTACCCATAGAGGTTTCTTCTGGGATAGTCAGAGAGTACCGTTCAAGGTCTTCCTCAGTGACTTTAACTTCGATGATTTTGTATTCCTCATCAACCATCTTGGAGGCATCACCTTCACCCTTGGAAGGCTCTTCTCCGCCTGATTCACCCGTTTTAGAGGATGATTTAGTACCTTTCCCATCCTTCTCACCTTTGCCTCCAGAGGCTTTTGGTTTAGGTTTGGGCAGCTCATCCTTGCACTTGTCTTCCAACTCCTTGAGGATGTCTTCAGCAAGTTGGAAAGTAGCTTCAGTGCCTACTTTCTTGCTGATAATCTCATGGCAATATACAAGGCGATCAGAAAAGTTACTAAGAACATCGACAATTTTCTTGTTAGGAGTTACATGGCTTGCAGCCAACTCGATTTGTGGAAAGTTGTAAGCTGAGATACGTGATTCCCAGTAGAGAAGTGCTTCAACGAGCACTGACATGGTTGTTTTCTCCAACTTGGTCTTCAACAAGATGTCTTTGACCAAGATAGAACTGCAATCATCCCAGTTCTCTTTGAAACCCTGATACTCATTGGCTTCGATCATGTTGATGCGTGAATCTTCTAAGAAGTTCCACACAAACATGAGCAAACCCTTTGGATCAGCTTTCTTTTCTTTTAGGACATCAAAGCAACTGAACTTGTCATGTGCAACCTCGTGGTCAACAGATGCCATCAGTTGTTTGAGTTCCATGTCGGTAGTTTTGTACGTAATCCGTGGAAGATAGATGGTTCGACCATCATGTCTTGGTTGGTTTACGTCTTCAAAGACTACAGAGAGTCCAGCACGACCTGCGCTGGCTCTGCAATACTTCATTACCTGAATGCCTTCAGTAAGCATGGTTAGTAGCTCGCGCTATTACAAAAGTCTTTGACAAGCATGTGTACAGTCTTAGCATCTAGCTCTTCAGGTACGAACATGAGAGACTTGATGATTTTGTCTGCGTATTCTTGGTTAGTCATCTCTTCCTTTACAGGCTTGGCTTCCTTGATCTTCTGTTGAAGAGCAGATTTACCACGATAACCACCGTTGTCGTCCACTAAGCTGATGCCTAGCTTCATTGCGCTTTGAATCACAGACTTAGCAGAACGCCAAGGACCGGGCATAGACCCGATCTCGTAGTCTTTCTTGATCTGTTTCTCAGTGTCTTTGAGATCTTTTACAAAGGTATCCACTGTGCTATGTGTATAAGCAACAGCAATCATCTTCTCAAAGGTACTCGTAGCTGACGTTTCTGAAACCAAAGCTTCAGTAGCAGCAGCGTAGAGAGTGGATAGCATAGCTTCCATTTCATCCTCCGTACAAGGCAATATCGCCTCCATATAGCTCTGAACCAAAGCTATATGAAAGTTGATTACTTTGATTGTTTAGCACCTTTAGGCCAACCAAGTTTGGTGAGATCAGCAACTAAATTGGCTGTTGCTGGCAGATTAGCCACAGGTTTTTCTATTGTTGGGAAGTACTTCTTGAACTCAGGCAAACGATCATTGAGTTGCTTGACTGTGGAACAAGAGTCTACTGTTGCTTTGAGTTGATCTCGTACAGCGTAGAATTTTTGATCTTCATCTTTGTATTTCTTCACAAGCTGTTGTACTTGGCTTTCAGTGACATTTCCTGCTACAACACTACGGTGATCCCAACGGTGTCCGTCATAAATAACATCACCAAGATGTAGCGTGACTAAAGCATCAGGAGTGATCTTGTAGACCTTACGACATTCAGGCGACATAAGTTTGACCACTTCAGCTTGAACTTCAGCTCGTCGCTTAGTTTTGTCAGGCATTGGTACATCTGCCATGATAGATTTGACAATAGCTTGTTTATCCCATTTGCTAACTCGCATAGGTTCCTTTCTCTCAGGCAACATTACCTACATACCCAACTGGCGGTCCAATTGGGTATAGATGTAAAGTTAAACGTCGAATTCAGATTGCATCCCGTCGTAGAACCAGTTGATGTAGGCATGAATACCAGACAAGAAAGCATCATCTGTCGGGTTATGTTCTTCAAAACCAGCTTCTTCGAGAGTGAGTTTTTCGACTTTATCACTGTCTTCCCATGATGCTTCGTCAATTAAATCTAAGACATCTTTACTGTTCATAGCTATCTCCAATGTGAGTGAATAAAGGGTGAAGGCGACTGCCCCCGCTTGAGGCGGGCAGACGACAAGCCCGCTTAGATATGGGAGCGACGACCTCGCAAGCAAATGCCAGCTCTGCTGGCGTGCAGCTTGCTGAGAGGAGCGTCACTGTCCCATCAAGTAGGCTTTGACAAGCCATGACTTCCGTCCTAGTCCAAACAAAAGAGCCGCTTTATCAGCGGCTTCTTGTTTGTTGTTAGCTGAGACTTCTATGAATCCCAAGTCGTAAAAGCATTTGTAAGTATTCATAATGTCATCCATATAACAAGGATTGCTACGGCATACAGAACGTACAAGATACGGTTCAGTACAAAGATCTCATCGTTTTCAATCATGTAAGTCTCCAGTCAGTAAATGGTTATTTCAGGATCCCACTTGTCTTTGATAGGACGAGTGTTGATGAAGCTGTTATTAGTAACAAGTGATGGATCATCCAATGAGATGATGTAGTCCTGCCACTTACTAGCATCCAGTACGTCGTACATCTTCTTCCGCTTGAGATCAAGCTCCAGATCTATGGGAGACATATCGACTCCGTAAGTACGACAGCCGTGCTCCCATTCGATGTCGTTGACACCGTGGTTTGAAGGACGGATGGTTGCACATCTATCCTTCATTGAAATGATGGCGTGGTAGAACTTAGCCATAGAAGTCAAACTCCCGTAGATCACGGATCGCTTCCATGACAGCAGCCAAGCTCATCCGTTGTTCACGGCTAAGTTGGTTGAGATAGATGATGTTCATGTGAACTCCAATTAGTTGAACAAAAGAAGAAGGTAGTAGAGTGAACTACTACCTTAATCAAAGCCCACATTACATGGGAGAAGCTGCTTCACGAGCGAGCGCATCAGCCTTGAGCTGAGTACGCAACGTCTTCAGTGCATTGAGAGCATCACGAACCTCCACCTGACGGGGGTTGTCATATTTCTCCATGCTCCAGAGAGCGTTAGACAAGAGCTGTTGTGCCAAGAAGATCTGTAAGCCAGCAGGTTTACGTTCTGTCATAGCGTTAAAGCCATTGAAGTCGAAGTTGTTTTGTTGAGACATTTGAAGCTCCTAGTTAAGTTGATAAAGTGAGGGGACTTTCATCCCTCTCGCCCCCGGCGAGGGTGAAAGTTCACGAACCAACTTAACCAAGCGGAGAGCCGCGAGCGCCAACCGCGCCACGAAATCGCGTGTCGCGTGACACAAAGCCGACGACGAGCTTGCGAGGAGGACAGCGACTGGCGCGAGATATGCGCACCACTACGCCCCGAACACCACAGACCTTGGCTCGTAGCGCAGTAAGGAGCGTAGATGTCAACGGAACTAACGCAACGTAATGGTTAGTAGCAGACAGATTAAACCAGCTAGAAGAAGATATGTAGGCACATGTATGTCTAGCTATCAACGCATGTCAAACAACTGAAGGAAGGTAGGTTTAAAGGGCTGGAATAGCTACTGATATATGTAGGGGTAAGTGACTGTAAGTTGTTGTCAGCATTAGTGTTGCATAAAGACAACAGTATTACCGTGAAACAATTGCGTGAAACAATTATTGTTAACAGCAATGGTGTAGGTTTGTTACTAAGAACAGAGTAGGGGTAGTAGCTGGTTACCCTACCCTATATGTAGTAGTTAGAGGGGGGAGGGGAAAGTTTTTATTTTTAAATATTTACTTATAGCAACTTACAACGCTGCCGCATATTTTTAAACAAGAGGGGGTAGCTAAGGTAAGTAGTCTGTAATGGGTGCTCGGTGTTACACACCTCGCACAAAACATTTCTGTAAGAAACTTACTCTTTACATATAAGGGGCTCCGCCCCTACTGCTGTATATCTACTTGGACCAAAGAAAGAAAAAGAGTAAAAAGAAAGAAACTGGGACGGAGTATCGGGGGAATGAAAAACCTTGTCAAGTCCACTGAAGGTATTCATTTCACTGTTTTTTCAATATTTATTTTCAGTAGACGGATAACCTAGCAAGCTGTTATAGTCTAGCCCGTTGGGTGTTAGGACTAGAGTTCTACACAATCTATGAGCTACAGGACTAGTCCAACTCCCAACACTTACACATCTGAGGATTGCTGATGGAGCCAGTGGTAGCAGCAGCCAACCTAGAAATGGGTTATGGATTATCGGGGGTTCGACTCCCCCCAACAGTCCTCAGTCGTGTTGGTTAACAAGGAGTAATCTATGGCTACAGCTAAAAAATCTTCAGGTGCTAAAAGCCCTGCATGGCAACGTAAAGAAGGTAAGAACCCTAACGGTGGTTTGAATGCCAAGGGTCGTGCTTCATACAACGCAGCTAACCCCGGTAAGCCGGGACTCAAAGCTCCTCAACCTGAAGGTGGTTCTCGTAAAGATTCTTTCTGTGCTCGTATGGAAGGCATGAAGAAGAAGCTTACTTCAGCTAAGACAGCTAAGGATCCTAACTCTCGTATCAATAAAAGCCTTCGTGCTTGGAAGTGTTGATATGGCTACCAAGGCTAAACCTAAATCCAAGGTGAATGCTGCTGGTGTCTACACCAAACCTGCTATGCGTAAAGCTATCTTTGAAAAGGTAAAGGCTGGTACTAAAGGTGGAGATCCCGGAGAGTGGAGTGCTCGTAAAGCTCAGATCGTAGCTAGAGAGTACAAAGCTAAGGGCGGGGGTTACAAGACATGAAGAACCCACAGAAGTCCTTGAAGGATTGGACTGCTCAGAAGTGGCGTACATCTGACGGTAAACCATCTGAAGGTAAGAAACGCTATCTACCTGATGCTGCTTGGAAGTCCCTGTCTCCTAGTGAGAAGGCAGCTACCAACAAAGCTAAGGCAGCAGGTAATGCCAAAGGAAAGCAGTTTGTAGCTCAGCCAAAGAAGATCGCTGCTAAGACTGCTAAGCATCGTTAAGGAACATCATGACTACAAATAAGAACTGGATCAGTGGTGCTATCAAGAAGCCCGGTGCTTTACGTGCATCCCTTGGTGTGAAGAAAGGTGACCCTATTCCTTCTGCCAAGTTAGCTGCTGCTGCAAAGAAGCCCGGCAAGTTAGGACAACGTGCTCGTTTAGCTCAAACCCTCAAGAAAATGGATAAGTAAATGCGTAGACCCAAGTCCCATGATCGTCGTTACAAGAAGTCCATCTGGACACAGAACCAGAAGTTGCAAGCTGTCAGTACGTACCTGATGCTAGGCAACATGGCTGAGACTGCTGTCGTTACAGGTATTCCTCTGCCCACATTGAAGATGTGGAAGACTACGGATTGGTTCAAGGAATACGCCCTACAGCTCCAAGCTGAAGATGTTCAGCAAATGACCTCAACCATGAAGAAGGTTGTGGACAAAGCTCTCAAAGCTGTAGAAGATCGCCTAGACCTAGGTGATGCTCAGTTTGATCAGCGTACTGGTTCTATTGTTCGTGTGCCAGTAAAGGCCCACGTAGCCCTGAAGATCACTACTGACCTGATGGCTAGACAAGATAAGCTCTCAGCTAACCCTGTCAAAGAACAGATTGAAAGTACGATTGATGATCGTCTACTCAAACTCTCTGAGGAGTTTGCTAGGTTTGCTGGTCCTAAGATTGGCAAAGGTGTTCCTGTAGATGTAGAGGCTAAGGTTGTCTAAGCTCAACGCTGGAGTCATGGAAGGATTTGTTAACTCAGTCCTTCGTAAAAACTTTGATAGACCTGCTGAAACCCCACAGTTCCACAAAGAAATCTGGGAACTTGTTACTAGTAACAGTCGGCAGGTAGCTATTGCTGCCCCTCGTTACCATGCCAAGTCTACGGCGGTAACTCACGCCTACACCCTAGCCTCAGTTCTATTCCGAGAGTCTCGCTATGTCCTCATTGTGTCAGACACAGTATCACAGGCTGTTCAATTTCTTGGAGACATCAAGAAAGAACTCATGGATAACGAAGACCTCAGATCGTTATTCTCTATTTCTTCGTTTCCGAAGGATACGGAAGACGATCTCATTGTCGAGATGGAGGACGGGTACACCTTCCGCATACAAGCAAAGGGTTCCGAACAGAAGCTCCGTGGTCTGAAGTGGGCTAACTTACGCCCTGATCTGGTTATCGGGGACGATATGGAGAACGACGAGATCGTTATGAACAAAGATCGACGCATGAAGTTCAAGCGTTGGTTCTATGGTGCTCTGATTCCTTGCGTAGCCTCATCTGGAAAGATCCGAATTGTAGGGACCATCCTGCATTTGGACTGTTTGCTAGAGAACTTGATGCCTGCATCCCAGTTAACTTCCCACAAAGGGGTTAAAAGTCTCATACGAGAGGACTTGAAAGAGTACTCCTCGAACGTTTTGCCTTGGAAATCTGTGAAATACCGTGCTCATACGGATGATTTCAAGACTTTGCTGTGGCCTGAGATGAAGACTGCTGAGCAGTTTAAGCTCTTGAAGGAAGACTTTGTACGCCAAGGTCTAGCTGACATCTACTCTCAGGAGATGTTGAACATTCCTTTGGATGTGACGGACACATTCTTTACCAAGAATGACTTCCAACCCATCAAACCAGACGAAGCTAAGAAGAAATTGGTGTACTACGCCACCTGTGACTTGGCTGTATCCCAGTCTCAACGTGCTGACTACTCAGCTTTTGTGGTTGGTGGCATGGATGAGGACGGGAAACTGTACTGCAAACATGTTATCAATCAACGTATGGACGCACTAGAGATTGTGGATACAATCCTGATGATCCAAAAGATCTATAAGCCCGTACTCTTCGGACTCGAACAAGGTACTATTCAGAAGGCCATTGGCCCGTATCTCAATGAGGAGATGCTGAAGCGGGGTGAATTTATCAACACTGTTCTACTCAAGCCTAGTGGTGACAAACTAACCCGTGCTAGAAGCATCCAAGCTCGCATGAGAAGTGGGGCATGTCGTTTTGACAAGGACGCTGATTGGTATCAACCTTTTGAAGACCAGCTACTACGGTTTCCTAGGGACAAGCATGATGACCAAGTTGACGCTTGGGCATATCTTGGTCTGATGCTCGATAGGATGTGGGAAGCGCCTACTGAAAAAGAAGCAGAAGAAGAAGAGTACAGGACTTATGTGTCTGAGAGTAATGGTGTAGACTCTGGACGTTCCTCAATTTGTGGGTACTAGATATGCAATTAAAAGATAAATTCAAAGTTGAAGACCTCGTTGCAGAGGCCAACATCGCAGAGCTGCTGTGTGATCACGATCTGTCAGCTATTGGCTCTCAAGTTGTCAAAGACTTTGATAATGACCTTCTCTCTCGTCAATCTTGGGAGAAGCGTACAGAAGCTTCTCTAGAACTAGCTCTACAAGTAGCCAAGGTCAAGAACTTTCCTTGGGCTAACGCCTCAAACGTCAAGTTCCCCCTCATCACTATCGCTGCTTTGCAGTATCACGCACGTAGTTACCCAGTTCTGATTGACTCAGACCTGCCAGTTAAGTGCCGTGTAGTGGGAGATGACCCAGATGGCATCCGTGCAGCCCGTGCTACCCGTGTTGAACAGCACATGTCCTACCAATTGCTTGAAGAAGACGAGGATTGGGAAGGCGAAATGGATAAAGTCTTGATTACTCAGCCCATTATTGGCTGTGCTTTCAAGAAAACCTACTACGATCCAGTCAAAAAGCACAACATCTCTGAAAACGTGTTGGCAAAAGACTTGGTTGTGAACTACTGGACTAAGAGTCTAGAAACTGCACACCGAGTTACCCACGTTTTGCAGATGACTCGCAATGAAATCTACGAACGTACTGCTCGTGGCTTGTGGTTAGAGGGTATTGCTGCTGGTCGCCCTCAATCTACGGGTTCTATCCTAGCAACTGGTGGATTGCAGCAGTCTCAAGACCGTGCGCAAGGTATGCACGCTCCTGAACCTAACGACACTAGTACTCCTATTGAGATTCTTGAGCATCATTGCCACATTGACTTTGATCACGATGGCTACGCTGAGCCGTACATCGTTTATGTCCGTCGTGATAACAAGAAAGTGGCTCGCATTGTTGCTCGTTATGATCTGAAGGACATTGAGTACAACAAGAAAAAGGACAAGATCCTTTCTATTGCAGCAGAACAGTACTTTACTAAGTACCCATTCATTCCTTCTCCTGATGGTGGTTTCTATGACCTCGGCTTTGGCGTCTTGCTTGGCCCACTGAACGAATCCATCAACACTATCTTGAACCAGTTGGTTGATGCTGGCACTATGGCTAACACCGCAGGTGGTTTCCTTAGCCGTGGCATCAAGCTGCGTGGTGGTAACTACTCTTTCAATCCTATGGAATGGAAGCACGTAGACACAACTGGTGATGACCTCCGTAAAGGTATCGTACCTTTGCCAGTACGTGAGCCTTCTCAAGTTATGTTCACATTGTTGAACCTCTTGATCAATTACGGTGAACGTATTGGTGGATCTGTGGACATCTTGTCAGGTCAGAACCCCGGTCAGAACACTCCTGCCGAGACTACTCGTACTATGGCAGAGCAGGGCATGAAGATCTTCAACGGTATCTTTAAGCGTACACACCGTAGCTTGAAGCAAGAGTTCCGTAAGCTGTACCGCTTGAACCAAATCTTTATCTCTGAGAATACTAAGTACGTGTCTAACGCTGAAAGCCAAGGCATCATCTTGGCTGATGACTACGCTGGTCCTGTGACTGACGTTATGCCTACTGCTGATCCAAGTGTTACTTCAGATGCTCAACGTGTTAACCAAGCTTTGGCTATTGCACAACGAGTGCAGGTCACTCCCGGCTTGTATGACCGCTACCAAGCTGAGTACGCATTTTTGAAAGCCATGAAGGTTACAAACATTGAGAAGGTTCTGCCGGATCCAAGGGGTCCGAATGCAGTTCCTGCTCCCGGTAATCCTAAGCTTGAGATTGAACAACTCAAAGCTCAGTCTAAGGCTATGTCTGATCAATTGAACTTGAAGGTAGCTCTGCTGAAGCTGATGAGCGAAGCAGAACTGAACCAAGCTAAGATCCAGAAACTTGAAGCTGAAGCTGAAGTGTTTAAGATTGGTGTGTTGCATGAAGGAGAGAAGCTCCGTCTGCAAGAGATCAATACCCAGATTGGTATGGCTCGTGAACGTAGAGAAGGTGTCCTTAGTGCTATCCACACTATGAACTCCGTCTTTAAAGAAATGATGCAAGACCAACAACAGAGCACTCCACAGTTGCCGATGCCTGATATGGGCATGGACCCTACTATGGAGATGCCTACGCAAATGCCTATGCAAATGCCACAGTAAGAGTTTTTAAAAGGAGAGAGAATGGAAGCTGTAGGTCCCAACACCTTCGAGGAATGGCAACACCACCCAGTAACTAAACGTCTGATGCAGATGCTTAGCAAGGATCGTGAAGCAATGAAAGAGGGTTTAGTAAGTAGTGCTTATGACGATGAGTCAGAAGTCAAAGGTCGCTGTAGAGCTATCGCAATCATCCTTGATTTGGAATATGGCGATCTGTTTGAAGCAACACAAAAGGTAGAAACAAATGAGTAATGTGTCAGGTATCAATCCAGTAGGTAATCGAATCTTGTTGTTGCCCATCGAGGTACAGCAAACTTCTGCTAGTGGAATCATCATCGCTACTGAAGAAACAAGCGCACGAGAACAGATGGCTAATACCACTGGTGTCGTGATAGCTATGGGTGATCAGTGTTTCGACGACGAGGTTAAGCCTTGGTGTGCAGTCGGAGACAAGGTTATCTTTGCTAAGTACGCTGGTCTTCTTTACTTAGGTAGGGATGGTAAGCAATACCGCATGATTAACGACAAAGATGTCACCGGCTATCTCGACGCTGACATGGATGTGGTTGATGTTCATTTGGCAATGAAGTAATTTTGGAGTAAGATATGAGCGAAGAAAATGTTATTAATAACGAAGTTCCCCACGAAGTCGTAAAAGAAGCAGAGTCTCAAGGTTGGGTTCCAAAAGAACGTTTCCGTGGCAATGAGTCTGACTGGGTGGATGCTGACACCTTTGTTAAACGTGGTCGTGAGATCCTCCCTATTCTGCGTAAGAATAATGAGAACCTTGTTAAAGACTTGAACGCTACAAAGGAACAGCTCAAAGAGTTTCGTGAGGCAGCAGAAGAGTTTAAGAAATTTCAGAAAGAAGCCTACGAACGTAAGGCTAACGAATACGAAGACCGTATCCGCGAGATTAAAGAATCCCGTGCCCAAGCTATTAGCGACGGTGACGGACAGAAAGTCAACGCTTTAGATGATGCCTTAGATCAAGCCAAGGAAGATCTGAAGGAAGCTAAACAAGCTGTTATCGAAGTCGATACGGTTAAGACACCAGAGCCTGCTCCGCAAGCAATGGAACCAGAATTGCAATCTTGGTTAGATGGCAACACTTGGTTCGGTCAAGACAAACGTATGACTGGTATCGCTAACGGTATTGGTGATAGTCTTCGCTTAGAGTTCCCTATGCTTAAAGGTAAAGCATTTCTAGATAAGCTTGATGAAGTGTTAGCAGAAGAGTTTCCTAACAAGTTCGGTGAAAAGAAAAGTCCTGCTAGTCGTGTTGAATCTGGCTCAGGTCGTCAAGGTCGAGGTAGCAGCAATGCTCAATCGTATGACAACCTACCGTCTGATGCTAAAGCCGCTTGCGATAAATTCGTTAAGCAGAAGCTGATGACTAAAGAAGAATACGTAGCAAGCTACGACTGGTCTTGATCTGTAAGTTAACTGAAAGGAAATGAATATGCCCCGCGCACTAAATGAGTTTGAAAAACGTGACCGTATCCTCGCTAAGCAAGCTGAACGTAATGCTCCCGCAGAGCAATCAGCTACACCAGCAGTAGACGGTGCAACTCGAAAACGCCGTAATACCTTTAATGGTACAGAGGCCAAGTTAAGTGTTCGCCAACAGATTGAAGGTTATCACCTCCACGTTCTTACGGACGCTGGAAGTCGCATTCAAGAAGCTATGGATAGTGGCTACGAGTTTGTTCGACCTGAAGAAGTTGGTGGCGTGAGTGAAAACGTAGTGAGCCGTAATGGTGATCTCGGAGAAAGAATTCGGTTTCTCGTAAACCCTCGTGCTCAAGGCACGGAGCAATACGGTTACCTAATGAAGATTCGGCAAGAATGGTACGAGGAAGATCAAGCTGAGCTTCAGGCAAAAAACAATCGCATTGATGCTTCTATCCGTGGTGGCAAAGTCGGTGGTGAAAATCCAGCGTTCTATGTTCCTAACGGTGGAATCAAACTTAACTAAACGTACAAGGAGTCTTAAATGGCTAACGTATCCCGCCCCCGTGGTCTGTCTCCAGTCGGTACTCTGACTGGTGCAGCCTTCAACGAGCAAGGCCAATTGTTCGCAATCGCTAACGACGCTTCTAACACATACGCTATCGGCGATGTGGTGAAGTTGACTACTGGTTCCGATGCAAACGGTATCGCTTATGTGACTAAAGTGACTGCTGATGCTGACCTCCCTATGGGTGTCATCGTTGGTGTTCGTCCTGCTGATCCCGGCGTAAGCTTGGAAGGCACTAACATTGACTTGTCTAAGCTGTACCTGACCAAGAGTTCTGGCACACGCTACGTCTACGTTATCACTGACCCAACTGTAATCTTTGAAGCTCAGGCTGATAGCTACGCATTGGCTGATGTGAACAAGAACGTGGGCGCTAACTGGACTGCTGACCAAACTACTTTGGCTCAATCAGCTCCACAATCTAGCACCACCATCAAGGCTTCTACCGTCTTGGCTCTTGGTACTTCTGGTTCTTTGGCATTGCCTTTCATGGTGATCGGTTTGGCTCAACGCCAAGATAACGCTGCTGGCGCTTACGCAAAAGTCAACGTTATTTTCAACCGTCACTTGTACAAGCAAGCCCAAGGCACTGCTTAATCTAACAGCTAATTAAAGGAGAATTCTCATGGCTGGCGTAATTACTACCGCATCACATCCCAAAGCTCTGTGGCCCGGCATCAAAGCTTGGTGGGGTCAAACCTATGACGAGCATCCAGAAGAGTACATCGACTTGTTCGATAAAGACACTTCTAACATGAACTACGAAGAAGACGTTCAACTGTCTGGCTTCGGTTTGGTTCCTGTCAAAGAGCAGGGTGCTGGCACTCAGTACGACTCTGAGATCCAAGGCTTTGTTACTCGTTATACACACGTTGCATACGCAATGGGTTATATCGTGACCAAAGAAGAAATGGACGACAACTTGTACGAGCAAGTGTCTAAGAAGCGTGCTGCTGCATTGGCTTTGTCTTTCCGTCAAACGAAAGAAAACGTTGCCGCTAACGTGTACAACCGCGCTTTCAACAGCACCTACAAAGGTGGTGACGGTGTGGCTATGTGCTCTACTGCACACCCTAACACCGCTGGCGGTACTTTCTCTAACAAGCCTGCTGTGGACGTTGACTTGTCTGAAGCTGCTTTGGAAGATGCAGTTATTCAAATCATGGGTTTCCAAAACGACCGTGGTTTGTTGGTTGCTATTCAACCTAACAGCTTGCACATTCCTCGTCAAGAGTTGTTCAATGCTCAACGCATCTTGAACTCTAGCTACCAGACTGGTAATGCCAACAACGACATCAACGTGATTTCGACTGGCAAGTACATCCCCGGTGGCTTCAAGGTGAACCACTACTTCTCAGCTCCACACGCATGGTTTATCCGTAACACCTTGCCCGGTGGTACTGGTATGAAGTACTATGAGCGTCACGCTGTCACGTTTGATCAAGACAATGACTTCGACACTATGAACGCTAAAGCCAAAGGCTACGAGCGTTATAGCTTCGGTTGGTCTGATCCTCGTGCTGTGTACGGCTCTAACGGTCCTTAATCGTTACTAGTAACAGACCCCCTCTTTAACCGGAGGGGGTTCTTTCTATCTGGAGAACATCATGAGTTTTGAACGCCAAAAAGAAAAGGGCAAACGCCCAACCCCACATACCCAACCTTGCAAACCTTGCAAGAAATAAGGTTAGAATCTAATCGTCCCGATGACGCTTCAATAATGGAGCGTTGTTTTTAACAACGTCAAAGGAACATACCATGTCAGCTCCTACCCGATTTCTTAGTGGCGTAGCCACTGTCCCTGCCAGCGAACCTCTTGGCAACTACCCACTTCCAGATCCATTCCACACAGGTGGTAACTCTGGTTTGTATGTTGCAAGCTACGCTAACGACTTTTTCAACATTGGTTCTACCACTTTGGACTGGACTATTGTTGGCACATCTTCTACCTTTACTATCACTAGTGGTGTAGGTGGCGTTGCTTTGATCACCCCCGGTGGTACAACTACCACAACTACTGTGGCTTCTACCCACTCTGGTTTTCAATTGACTGCTGGTCAAAAGTTTTGGTACGTTTGCCGTATCAAGATGTCTGCAATCAGCTCGACTAAAGCATTTACCTTTGGTCTGCAAAAAGGTGCTGGTGCAACTGGCTCTGCTACTGATGGCATCTGGTTTACTAAGCCTGCTTCTAGCACCAGCTTGAACTTGATCTCTGAAGTAGATGGCACTACTACTACTTTGGTGACTGGTGTGACTACTGTTGCAGCAGACACATACGTTGATGTTGCTTTCTACTACGATGGCACTGATATGTTGGTGTACGCATCTGATGTGGTCATTGCTCGTATCACTGCTCCTACTATTGGTGCTACTGCTACAGACCTGACTGATGAATTGTTGAACGTTGCATTTAACGTAGTTCCTACTGCTACTGACACACTGTCTATTGACTATGTGTTGGTTGCCCAAGAAACTGCTCGTTGATAGGGGCCAATCATGGCTAACTCCCTTTCAATCCAAATCCTTGAAGAAGGGCCACGCAATGCGGTAGTGAAGTTGGTTGGGGTGCTTGACACCTCTAACCAATCCTCAGTACTAGCCATTGACTTGAGCACTTTGAATCAAGGTGGTACTGGCCCTACTCCTACAGCAGTTCGTATTGACATGGTTGATTACTCTATCAGTGATCAACTTGGCGTACAGTTCTACTGGGATGCAACTACTGATGTGATTGCCTTTGCTCTTACTGGTCGTGAAGACATGAACTTTAAGGGCTTTGGTGGTGTCACCAACAACGCTGGTGCAGGTAAGACGGGTAACCTTCTTGTCTCAACTACTGGCTACACTTCTGGTACTCAGACTTACACCATCGTTCTTCAGATGGTGAAGCAGGGCGCTGACCTGTAAGATCTCCCGCTATGGATAACCAACAACTATTTAACCTTGTTGTCTCTATAGCGGGGTTTCTGGCTATGTTTATCTTTTATCAAGTGATGCAGCGTCTTCAAAAAACTGAAGATGCTTTAGATGCTTTAAAAGATAAGCTGTCTAGCGAGTACGTACACAAAGACGATTATCGCAACGACATCAAAGATTTAAAAGATATGCTCAGACAGATCTTTGACAAGCTGGACAACAAACAAGACAAGTAACTTGTTACTAGGAACAACAGATGGAACAAATCATTGCTATCCTTTTCTTGGATCGTACCCTGACGCACATGGAACATCTTCGTACTAGTAGCTACGCACAGCACAAAGCTTTGCAAGATTTTTATGAAGGTGTCATTGATCTAGCCGACACATTGGCTGAGACATACCAAGGCTACGAGGGAATTATGAACATCCCTATGCGTAGTGACACAACAACTGGCAGCATGGCTGATCACTTGGCTAAGCGTGTCCTTGAGATTCAGAAGCTACGTAAGTCTTGTGATCTCTCTGCCATTCAAAACATTGTGGATGAGATCGTAGCTCTGTACTTGTCTACTGTGTACAAGCTGCGTCAACTCAGCTAAACCATGTCATATCAATCCAACTGGTCTAATGGTGGATGGATAACCATCTGCGATGCCTGCGGCAGAAAGTTCAAGGAATCTGAACTTAGGCAGCGGTGGGATGGACTCATGGTTTGTAGTGGCGACTGGGAAGTACGCCAACCTCAAGACTATGTTCGAGGTGTAGCTGACATTCAAGCTCCACCTTATGTACGTCCGGAACAAGCTGATGTGTTCTTGCCGTACTTCTTTACACAATACCCTATAGAGGAGATTGACGTAAATGAGCGAGTTGTCAAGGGGGTTACCAAGGTAATTGGTGACCGCAACATTGGTGGTGCTGGATCACTCAATGGTAGCGCTTTAAATGCGTACTACTTGGGGTACTCAGATGATGGCGTAGATCCTGAACGAGTTTTGTTATCTGAGTTAGTTTTAGTTATCCTAGGTAGAAGCCTTTCAGATACGCTGGCTGTGTCTGAGTCAACAGCTAAAGCTATTACTAAGACTCTTAGTGATACCATTACTGTTGCAGAGAGTCTACAATTGGTTGAAGTTGAAGAGTATGTGGAGAGCCTGTCTCTCTCAGAATCTGTTACAACTACAATGAACTACGTGAAAAATGTTTCAGAAACTGTTAGTGTCGCAGAGACGGTTTCTAGATTGCTGGTGTCTGCATCAGCTCTAAACGGTTCTGCGCTCAACTCCTCAGCATTGGATTAAAAATGAAAGATCAAATCAACTTGGTTGGTGAAGTACAAATCTTGAAGAACGGCGAAGTTGTTCTTGAAAAGAAGAACTTGATTGTTCAAGCAGGCAAAAACTTCTTAGCTAGTGCTGTCATCAACTCTAGCACTCCTTTTGTGGGCATGGCTATTGGCACAGGCACAACTCCTGCTAGTACGTCAGACACTACTTTGGAAACAGAAATTGCTCGTGCAGCATTTACTAGCTCAAGCGTGTCTACAAACGTGGTTAGCTTGTCTAACACTTATGCTGCTGGTACAGGTACAGGCTCTATCTCTGAAGCAGGTATCTTTACTAATGCTACATCAGGCGGAACAATGTTGTCTCATGTAGTGTTTAGTTCAATTGGTAAGGGTGCATTAGATACACTCACTATCAACTGGACTATTACTGTCGGTTAATAGGAGTCTACGATGACAATTAAATTTACAAACAACGCTACTTCTACATTAGCTTCAAGCATTAACAACTCTGTTACTAGCATGAGTGTTGCTGGTGGACAAGGTGGTTTGTTTCCTACTTTGAGTGGAGCAGATGTTTTTTATGTGACTCTCTCTAACACATCAGGATCTAATGAGATTGTCAAAGTAACAGCTCGTAGTACAGACACACTTACTATTGTTCGTGCTCAAGATGGCACTTCTGCATTGTCTTGGAATGCTGGCGACAAAGTTGAATTGCGTGCTACTGCTGCTGGTTTAGCAGCTATGGCGCAGACTGCAAACAACTTGTCTGATTTAGCTAGTGCATCTACTGCGCGTACTAACTTGGGTGTGACAGGTACTGGTGCAGATACAACTTATAACTATCGAGCCAACAACCTTAGTGATGTAGCAAGTGCTGCAACAGCTCGAACAAACTTAGGGGTTTCTGCCTCTGGCGTTTTGTCTACAAACTGGACAGTATCAGAGGCTGGTGGAAAATTAACTTTTCTTTACAGTGGAGTAGCTAAGTTTTCTATTGATTCCTCTGGAAACATAATTGCTTTGGCTAACGTATCTGCATACACTACCCCATAAGGAGTTAGCAAATGACAATGCCCTCTTCTGGCACGCTTAATCTGGCAGGCACTTCCTCACCTGTTAGTGCTGCACAAGAGTTAGGTCTTGGATTAACTACCTCTATCTCCATGAACCAATCTAACGTCCGTACCCTTGCAGGGGTAGGGGGGAGTGGTACTGCTTGGAGCATAAACTCTTTGTATGGCAAAGCAAATGAGTTTTCATTCACTATTTCATCTAACACAACTAATGCAAACTTGCGAACATTGGCTGTTGCTGCTGGATGGAATCAATCTAGTAAGGTAGTTGCTACTATTAGCTCTGGTGTGACGGTTTACTCAACCAGTACAGGAACCCCTGCTCTCACAATCAACGGCAGCTTTCCCGGTGGCGTAACACTGGTTAATAGTGGTGTTATCTTGGGACGAGGTGGAGCAGGCGGTCGAGGCTCAGACGCAAATAGCACAAATCCAGCTGGCGGCAGTTCTGGCGGATTGGCTCTGAGTGTGTCCGTTGCTGTTTCAATCAACAACGCTAACCGTATTGCAGGCGGTGGAGGCGGTGGCGGTGGCGGTCAGCGTGGTTTCTACAACCCCGGTGGTAAAGGTGGTACGTATTCTGGAGCTGGTGGTGGAGGTGGCGGCGGTATTGGTAACGGAACTGGCGCATCTGGTGGATCAGGTGGTGACTCTCCAGCCGCAGGCACTGGTGGCACAGGAACATTAACGGCTAACGGCGCAGGCGGCTCTAGGGGTGGTGGTGGCC